GGAGCTGGTTCAAGATTCAATATTTCCCAAACAGATATTGATATGAAAGTACCTGTAAATGTAGATGATGCTACACAATCAACAACTAAAACAACTGGTTGTATGATTATTGATGGTGGTGTTGGTATCGCAAAAACACTTAATGTTGGTGAAGATGTTGTAGCATTCGCATCATCAGATGAGAGATATAAAGATAATATTATTCCAATAGGAAATCCAAACGAAAAAATAAAACAAATCGGTGGATATACTTTTGATTGGAATGATAAACACGAAATATTCAAAGGTAAAAAAGATATAGGTGTAGTTGCACAAGAAATAGAAAAAGTATTACCAGAGATAGTTGAAACAAGAGATAATGGATTCAAGGCCGTTAAATACGAAAAAATAGTTGCTCTTCTTATAGAATCTAATAAAGAACTTATCAAACGAGTAGAAGAGTTAGAATCAAAAGTAAAATAAATGTACGATGTTTATTACACAACTGGCGGTGGACCATATACCAACGCGGGTTCTGATAAATGGGTAAACGATTGGTTAGAATTAATTGTACCAAACTTAAAAGTAAAACCCATACTTCTTATCCACAGAAACAAACCAAAAAACTTTGATGAATTCAATTATGAATTTCCAATAGAAACTTATTGGCATGGAGATGATATAGAAAAGTTTGAAGAATTGTGTAATGGTGCAAGAAGAATCAATATATTACATGGGCACTATACACCTATGAAATCTATCATAGATAATAAAGATAAAATTCATTCAAACATCCTACATAACTCAGTAGACCATGTTTTAAAATCCTCTTATGGATTAGATACTTACGCATCACATGCACCTTATATGGATTCTGCATGGGAAAAGGAGGTTGTAGGATATTCCAAACATAATATATGGATTGGGTTGTTTGATATTTTAATTAAAAATCAAAACATTCAAAACTTTTATGAATTTAAAAAGAATTGGGATTTATCAGAATCCAATACATTAGGATTTTGTGCAAGACCAGAAGGAAGAAAAAATCCTCATTATTTAGATAATATAAAATCTTTCATGTTTACTGAGGCATTAGAAACAATGTGGTATTGGAAAGGTTGGATGAAATTGAATTTAAGTAAATCAAAAATTTATCATTACAATTCAGATTTTAAAGATGAGTTTTACAAAAAAGATTGGGGAGTATCTCATTCTTGTTTTACAAATGAACCATTTGGATATGGTATATTTGAAGCAATAGATTATGGAAAATTACCTATTTTATTCACAAATTGGTGTAAAAATTTTGATTATCCTTATCGTGCATCATCTAAAAAAGAATTCTTAGATATTTATAACAAGATATGTGAAACACCATATAAAACCAAATTAGAGTGGTTTAATAAACTAAAATCTTATATGATAAAGAACTATTCTGATAAAAATAAGTGGATATCATCATTACTTGATATTTATAATATATAGGAAAATATTATGTCATCATCTGGAGATACTTTAAGTTTAAAACAATTAGGAACAGCAGTTAGAACAACATCAACTGGTAGTGGTGTTTCATTAAACACTATTAATAGTAGTGCAGGAGCAACAGTAAAATTATCAGAATATGATGGTGGTTCGATTGGTAGTGTTAGTGGTTTTACATATGTTGTTGAAAATACAACAGAAACATATAGATTAACCTTTAATTCAACTGGTTCAAAATTTTCACAAATAGCAACAAAGGCAGCAAACTTTACATGGAGTGTACCAAGTGGTACTAAATTATCTGTAGCAGCAAATTCAGGTGAAACTGCAACTTTTACTGCAGGAACAATGACTAATAATACAGATAATTCAGACCAAACAACTTTACAAACTGTTGCAACTAATACTGTTAGAGTAGTTTTTGATGATACTTTTAACGGTCATATAAGTGGGTTTGGTGATAATAACGATAAAACAGTTTATGCAGTAGATTCTTACGATAATAACGCAACTGCACTTTGTTTAACTGCAGATTCACCAATCACTAAATACGATGGTTCTATTGTAAATGTTGGTGATTTAGATGAAGGTGATGAATTGTTAGGATATAATCCAAACAATCTAAATTTAGATTCAGATGCTGATTTCTTCCAATGGAATAGTACTAACATAAGTGGTTCTTGGTGTAAGGTAAAAGTAAAAGATATTATATTTTCTTTTGCATCTACATACTATAATGTAAATTCAGGTGAAATCACAGCAACATCTGAACATCCAATGTTAGTTTGGAATCAAGAACAGCAGAGATATGAGTTTAAAGAAATATTTAGAATCAAAGAAGGTGATAGGTTAATTAAACAAAATGGTGATGACCTTACTGAAGTAGTAGTAGAATCAATCAAACAAGTAAAAGAAAATGTAGAAATTGTATCAATCAATGTAGAAGATGTTGATACATATTTAGTAAATGGATATATAACTCACAACAAAGGAGGAAACTCTCATACAGATGAAAGTGCACCGAGTGCACCAACTTCATTGGCGTGGGATAATAGTACTAAAACTCTTTCATGGAGTGGTGATGGAACTAACGATGTATTTGATATACAGACTGATGATACAGATGATACATTTAATTCAACAGCTGTTGATGAAGAGGAATGGAGTGCTACTTCATATGTATATGGTGCGGGCCAACCAGCAAATGGAACTTACTATTTGAGAGTAAGACAGTATGGTACAAATGGTTTACTAAGTAACTATAGTAGTACATTGACATTTACTAAAAGTTAAAATTAGCGTTTAAGAAAAAAACTTATATTTATATATACACTTAAACATTTTTAAATTATATCAAAATGGCAAAAAAAGAAATCAAGTTTACAGAAGAAGAATTAGGAAGCATTAATGAACTAAGAAGTCAAATAGGTTCATTATTCGCAAAAATAGGACAATTACATTTAGAAAAAAAGAGAAGAGTCCAACAGGTTGAACAAGAGTTACTATCCGCAGAAGGAGAGTACACAAACTTGGTTCAACAAGAATCAGATTTATTTAAGGAATTAAATGGAAAATACGGAGATGGAAACTTTGACCCTACAACGGGTATTTTCACTCCAACAGAAGAAAAGAAAGACGAAGCAGTAAATGCAAACTAAATTTTTGTCTTTTCTAAGTTTTAGTTAATACTTATATGTGTATCATTACACATAATTGATAATAGGAGTAAAATAAAATGGCAGAAAAAATTGTATCACCTGGTGTATTTACGAGAGAGAACGATTTATCATTCTTACCTCAAGGAATTGGGGAAATAGGAGCAGCGATAATAGGACCAACTAAAAAAGGACCTGCATTCGTTCCAACTGTAATAAACACTCAAGCAGATTTCGATGAAATCTTTGGTATACCTGATGGAACATACTATACAGGTTATACTATTCAAAATTATTTAAGAGAAGCAGGAACAGTAACAGTTGTAAGAGTTGGTCACTTAGGTGGTTATACTCAAACTAATGGTATTGCTTTAAAAATAAGTGGTTCTTCAGGAGGGATAAAAGCTATCTCGGCACTATTTAATTCAAGCGGTTCAGATGCATCAGTTGGATTCTCAGGTTCAGCACTTGATTCAAAAGTATCAGCATCCGCGTTTTCTATTAGTGGTTCAGGCTTTCAAGTATCATCTTCAGTATTATATACTGCAGGAAATGATGTAGCTGATGTATTTGGTGAATCTCCATATGGAAGTAAAACTGCATATGCATATAACTGGTTCCAAAACGCAGCATATAATCAAAGAACTTTTATCTCTGATAGTGGTTCTCAAGTTGTTTTAGAACAATTACCAGACCAGGCATTTACAAACGATGTACAACACGCCACTACTCCTTACATCGTATCACAATTAATTTCTGGTGAGAGACACAATCTATTTAGATTCCACACATTAGGTGATGGTACATATACAAACCAAGAATATAAAATTTCCATCTTTAATGTAAAAGAGGCAGGTTCTTCAAATTCTACAGATTATGCAACATTCTCAGTAGCAATTAGAAAATTCTCTGATACAGATAAAAGAAAATCAGTTTTAGAAACATATAATAATGTTAACTTAGACCCAGCATCTCCACAGTATATCGCTAGAGTAATCGGTGATAGAAACCTAAGTATAGATGCAAATGGTAAACAAACTGAAAATGGTGATTATAGAAATAACTCAAAATATGTAAGAGTAGAAGTATTAGAAGGATTCCCAATAACTGCGGGACCATTTGGACATAGTGAATACACTAACCCAATTAGACTTACTACCCCATCTGAATTACCAGCAACAGTATTTAGAACAACTTCAGATTCAAACACTGCATCAAGTAAAGTAAACTTTGCAGGTATTGATGTTGAAACTGCTGTTGTTAAAAAAGATAATTATAATTACTTAGCACCACTACCAAGTAGTGCTGGTACTGGTTCAAATGTGGTATTTGCATTTGATTCTCAATTATCTTATGAACTAACTGGTTCAACTGATTCAGATACAAAATCAAAAGATGTAGCTAAGAGACAGTTTACTGTAGCATTCCAAGGCGGATTTGATGGATGTGCACCAACTGTTGCTTATAACAAAGGTGCTGGAATTGCTGCTGGAAACTCACAAGGGTTCAACTTATCAAGTTCAACTGCAAGTGGTTCTGTTGCATATGTAAAAGCAATCAACGCAGTATCTAATCCAGATGATTTCGATATTAACTTAGTATCTGCACCTGGTGTTGTACGAAGATTACACTCTTATGTGTTTGGTAAAGTAGTTGATATGGTAGAGGCAAGAAGTGATGCTTTCTTCATCGGTGATGTAGTAGGACAGAATGATACTATAGGACAAGCAACTACTCAGGCAGAAGCAATTGATAGTAACTATGCAGGTACTTATTATCCATGGGTCAAAACGATTGATGCTAACACTAATAAGTTAACTGCAGTACCACCATCAACTTTACTACCTGGTATCTATGCAGCGAATGATAGAGTTGCTGCTGAATGGTTCGCACCAGCTGGTTTAAACAGAGGTGGAATTGTTGGAGCAGTATCTGTACTAAACAGATTAACTCACGCTGAAAGAGATACACTTTATGAAAGTAAAGTAAACCCAATCGCACAATTCCCAGGCGAAGGAATCGTTGCTTTCGGACAAAAAACTTTACAAGATAAAGCATCTGCACTTGATAGAATCAATGTTCGTAGATTGTTGATTAAAGTTAAGAAGTTTGTTGCAAGTACTTCAAGATACTTGGTGTTCGAACAAAACACAGCACAAACAAGAGGAAGATTTATAAATACAGTACAACCTTATTTAGAAGGTGTACAACAAAGACAAGGGTTATATGCATTTAGAGTTGTTATGGACGAAACAAACAACACTCCAGATGTAATCGATAGAAACATTTTAGCAGGTCAAATATTTTTACAACCTACTAAGACTGCTGAATTCATTGTAATTGATTTCAACATTCTACCGACTGGAGCATCGTTCTCGGCTTAAAAAAATGAAAAAATTATATTTATTAGTATAATAGGAGAAAAATAAAATGGCAGAAGTATTAGAATTTAACGATATGTTTTATACCAACTTCGAACCGAAGATGAAGAATAGATTCATCATGGAAATCGATGGTATCCCTTCATATCTTATAAAAACAGCTAACAGACCTTCAATCCAATTTGAGGTAGTAACTCTTGACCACATAAATGTTAAGAGAAAACTCAAAGGAAAAGGTGAGTGGCAAGATGTTGAAATATCATTATATGACCCAATAGTACCAAGTGGTGCACAATCAGTCATGGAATGGGTGAGAAGCTCACATGAATCATTAACAGGTAGAGACGGATACGCAGATTTCTATAAGAAAGATATCAATTTCTATATGTTAGGACCAGTTGGTGATAAAATTGAACAATGGACTCTAAAAGGTGCATTTATTAATAATGCGGTATTTAATGATGTTGATTGGACTTCAAATGACCCTGCTGAAATCACATTAACGCTATCTTATGATTACGCAATCTTAGAATTCTAATACAAATTTTATAATATTCTCAAAAATTAAAAAAGTTCTTTTCGTAAGAACTTTTTTTTATGCTATAAATCTAAAATTTATATATGTATATGTTCACATGATGATTAGATTTATAACAGAAATAGCGGTTGTAGTAATAATATACCTAATACTAAAAAAATATTGGAATACAAAAGTAAAAGAATATTTTGGTAATTTTGTAATAGGTATAAATATTTTTGCGTGTTTCTTATATTTTTATAATATTATACAACAAACCATTCCATTTCAGTTAGCTTTACCAAAAATACTTCTACATGGTATTGTAGCTACAATCATATATACTTTATTTACAATAGACAAGAAAGATGACTGAACACATAGTAATATTGTCAATTGCAAGTGGATGGGTCTTATTTTGTATTGTAGGTTGGATGAATGCTAAATAATTCTAATTTTTTAAAACTTATATATTTATATATGAACAAAATATAAAAATATGGCAGAATATCAATTTCCTACCGAAGTGATAGAATTACCATCTAAAGGTAAAGTTTATCCAGAATCAAACCCGTTATCAAAGGGTAGAATAGAAATCAAGTATATGACAGCAAAAGAAGAAGATATACTTGCTTCACAAAATTTGATAAGGAAGGGGGTGGTGCTCGATAAGTTATTTGAATCAGTTGTTGTAGATAAAGATGTAGATATCAACGATATAGTTGTTGGTGATAAAAATGCAATTCTTTTAGCAACAAGAATTTTAGGATATGGTTCAGAATATAATGTAGAACTCACAGACCCGTTTTCAGGTGAACAACAAAAAACAAGTATTGATTTAGCAAAAATACAAGTAAAAGAAATAGATGATAGTATTCTTACGAGAGAAAATCTATATGATTTCGAGTTACCGAAAACAAAGAAAAAAATTAAATTTAAATTACTAACCCACAAGGATGAAAAAGATATAACGGCTGAAACTCAGGCGTTACAGAGATTACAAAAAGGTAAATCCGATGTAAGTAACGAAGTAACAACTCGTTTAAAGTACATGATACAAGAAGTAGATGGAAAAACAGATAGAGGATTTATTAATTCATTTGTTACAAATGGCTTATTGGCTTTGGATACAAGGGCATTAAGAAATCACATCAAAACAGTAAGTCCAGATATGGACATGAGATTTGATTTTACATCAGACCTCACGGGTGAATCGGAGGCACTCGATATTCCCTTTGGGGTATCGTTTTTTTACCCTTCCGAATGATTATAGTATTCAATTACATAATCAAATTTGGGAAATGGTTAACTATGGTAATGGATTTACCTGGTCTGAAGTTTACACCATGCCTATCCATTGGAGGAGGTTCTATTTTAAAAAACTAATAGAAGCTAAGAAAAAGGAAAAAGAAGAGTACGATAAAAGTAATAAAAAAGCAAGAGGGCCAAATGTAAGAGTGAGGAGGTAAATTTCCTCACTTTTTTTATGCTCTATATTTATAGTAGTAAAACTATACAAAGGAGAAACAATGTCTAAAAAAAATACAAACGAGGGTTTATTTTCTACTGCAAGAAAATTTTCTGATGCTTTCTTTAATGGATTACAGAAAAACACACAAGATAAGTTTATCCAGCGTGCTAAAAAAGCAGGTACTCCAAAGGCTTTAACAGATAAGATGGAAAAGATTAGAAAAGAAAAAGCAGAGTTAGATGCGTTGATAAAAAAATATTCTAAATAAGGAGTATAGATGGCTAACGAAAGAGATAGATTAAAAATACTTAAAGAGATTGAGAATGCTCAAAAAACCATAGCTCGTATCGAATCCAATGTAAATGATACTATTGAGGAACGAAACGCAAAATCTCGTGCATACAAATCAGAAATAGTATCTCTTGCTAAAGAACTTAAAAAAGTAAACCAAGAACAACTTAACACATATTCATCAGCCGAAGCAGGTTTAGGTTCTATCTCAGGTGCATATTCAAACTTAAAAGATTTACAAAAAGCTGGATTGGCGTTACAACAACAATCACTTTCGGCTGGAAGTAAAGAGGCAAAGGCAGCACTAAACATACAAGATATAAATCAAAGAATATCTCAATTAGGTAGAGATGATGTAATGCAAAGAGCAGCACTTCTATCTCAGAGAAATGATGAAATGGATATCTTGGGTAAACAATTTCATGGTAACTCGAAAATAATTCAAAATCTTAAAGAACAAAACAGTTTAGCAAAAACTTATTCTAACCTTACTGATTACCAAAAATCACAAATGGAAAATACCCATAAAGTGATGGAAGGGATAAAAGGTACGATAAGTGGTGTATTAGATGTATTCAGTACACTAACATCTGGCCCAATGGGATTCTTAGGTACTGCTCTTATTGGTGCTGGATTCGCGATGGATAAAATATCCGAAACTGCACGAGAGACTGGATACTTCTTTAATGAAATGGCAGTAAGTGCAACTTTATTTGGATTAGTATTCAAAGAAGCACAGGCAGTTGCAAAAGGATTATCAACTGAATTAGGTGGTGTAGAACAAGCAACTTTTGGAGCACAACTTAACGCCAACTTACTAGCAGTTAACTTAAATCTTGGTGGAGCCGAAACCGCGAAGTTAATCGGTGGATTTGCAAGATTAGGTGATGGAACAGCACAGGCAGGTGCTGATATGGCTCAGTTAGTTCACGATGCATCGAAGGCAGCAGGTGTTATTCCTGCAGATGTTGCTGGAGATTTAGCAGCAAATACTGAAAAGTTTGCCGAGTATGGTAAAGATGGTGGAAAGAATATGATTCAAGCAGCAATTGCTGCAAGACAACTTGGTTTAGAAATGTCATCCTTAACAAATGTTACTGATGGTTTATTAGATATTGAAAACTCTTTAACCTCAGAACTTGAATTAGGTGCATTATTAGGAAAAAATATTAACTTCGAACAAGCAAGAAGATTAGCATATGAAGGTGAGATAGGTTCAGCAGTTAAATCAGCAATACAACAATTAGGTGGTGTTGAAGAATTTAACAAAATGGATATCTACCAAAAGAGAGAAGCAGCAAAAGCATTAGGATTATCAGTTGAAGAACTTCAGAAGATGACATCCAATATGGATAAACTAAACGCGGATGGTTCTTTACAAGTAAGTACATTTGATAGAATAGGACAAACTCTATCTGCAGTTGCAAAAGGACCACTTGGTTCATTTATGAAAGGTGTTGGTGGAGCTGCAGTTGCAATGGGACAAATGGGATTCGATGTAAAATCAATGGCCTCAAAAGTACCAGTACTTGGAAAATTATTTGATAAACTACCTGGTAAGGGAGCAGCAGCTGGTGGAGCACCATCTGTTGCAAAAACTCCAACAGTTCCAAAAGGTGGTGGAGGTGCAATCGGTGGAAAAGGAAGTATAACACAATCACTTGGTAAGATAAACATGACTGCAGTTCTCAAAGGTGCAGCAGCCTTATTAGTGGTTGCAGCCGCAGTATTCGTATTTGGTAAAGCAGTTCAAGAATTTATGAAAGTTAGTTGGAGTGCAGTTGGAATGGCAGTAGTATCTATGTTAGCGTTAGTTGGTTCAGTTGCTTTATTAGGTGCGATTATGAGTAGTGGAGTTGGAGCAGTTGCAATTATTGCAGGTGCTGCAGCGATGTTAATTGTTGCTGGGGCTATGTTTGTTCTTGGAAAAGCAATACAAGAAATAGCAAAAGGGGCTGGTGTTGATTTCACAACACTCGGTACTCAGTTATTAGCATTTGGATTAGCAGTTATCCCTCTTGGATTAATGGCTCTTCCAATCTTTTTTGCAGCCGCTGCATTAACAACTTTAGGTATTGGATTGGCTGCGTTTGGTGCTGGATTGAGAATGATACCAACAGAACCACTAACTGCGATTGAAAGTATGATAACAAATCTGTTACCGATGGTAGGTGGTATTTTATCACTTGCAGCTGGAATTACTGCTCTTGCAGGTTCTCTAGCTTTATTAGGAGTGGCAGGTCTTTCTGCATTACCTGCATTGATGGGGTTATCATTAATAGGTGGTATAGCGATGGGATTAGGTTCACTATTTGGTGGAGGTGAAGAAGGAGAGGGTGGTTCAGACCCAATGGATGCCGTAGTAACTGAAATAAAAGGATTAAGAGGTGATTTAAATGCTGGTAAAATAGCAGTTTACCTAAATGGTGAAAAAGTTACAAGAGGAATTAAAAGTGTAGTTGATGATACCAAAGTTAACTCATATGGATTAGGATAAAATATGCCAACAATATTAGATTTATTTCAAAGTAGTGGTTTAAACAATTCAGTAAAATCTGATACTGAAACTCTTGTTGAACAAGAATTGACTGGGTTAAGGGTTAAATCTGCTGTAGAATTACCAAATCCTATGGTATATGGTAACGAGGCGATAAGAATTACTAACAGAACTACTCAGGCAGTTGAAAAACAAAGAACCGCAAATGCAGTTGACCCTGGTGATGGTGGATTGATTGGTAAAGGATTGGGTAAATTAACTGGTGGAAAGGTAAATTCTATATCAGAGGCAAGAGATAAGTTTAATAGCACACTCGGAATACCCATTAATTTGATTCCTACTGATGTTGCTACAGGTTTAGTAGGTAAGAACCCAATCAACACTTCAATCACCTTAGAAGAGATTAGATTAGGTGGTGCTGGAACTGGTCTTGGTAAATTCTTAAAATCAACTGGTGGTGGAAATCCATCTGCAATTGCAAAACAAGCAATCGGTAAAGGAATTGATTTTGTAAAAGGAGAGATAAGAGGTGCGTTATTTGGTAAAAGAGGACCTGATATGCCGGCACAAGGTGAATATCAAAATTTAATACCAGATTATGGAAACGCAATAGCAAATAGACAAGATTTACAAGAGAGAAAACCTCAAAAAGAAGGTGGATTTTTATATTCATCTACTGTTGATATATCTGCAGAAACTCTAAAAGATAGAAATGATATGTCAAGTAAATTTGATTATATCAATCAATTATATTTAAAAGGTATATTTACAACTCCTCCATTCGTAATAGGTAAAAATATAATAACATCTGAGAATAAATTTAATTCAGATGAAACTCGTTCAGGTAATAAACCAAACATATACACAAAAGTTTCTGAAGATTTAATCATAGATGATTCTCAAGAACTAACTATTGATTTAGATAAGATTCAATTTAATTACCAAGAAAAAGTATCCAAAAAAATTTATGGTGAAAAAACACCATTTAGATTTAGAGATTCAGATACATTCAAAGAAGAAGATTTTGCAAAACAAAGAGATTCAGAAAACAAATACTCTAAACAAGATGATTTAGCAACAAAAACATTAGAGTCAAAAAGAGGGATTAGAAGTGGTAGAGATATTATAAATCAGGCTGCAGTATCTGATGAAGATATTTTAGTAGATGGAAAAACTCCATTAGAAGAGTATGATTTAATTCCACTTGTAATCAAAAATACATATAGTGGTAAACGAGCACACTTTAGATGTTCAATCCAAGGTCTTACAGAAACAACATCACCGAGTTGGAGTACTTCAAAGTTTTTAGGTAATCCATTTAACTTGTACACATATGATGGTGTAGAAAGAAATGTAACATTTACTTTACAAATATTTGCACTAAACGCACAAGAATTGGTTAGTAATTGGGAAAAACTTAAATTCTTAACTTATTTATGTTATCCAACTGCATACCAAACTGAAGCAGGATATGTAGTACCTCCATTTATTAAATTTACACTTGGTGATATGTATAAAAACAAAGATGGATTTATTGAATCACTATCATATACAGTACCAGATACTGGTGTTTGGGAAACTGGTGATGGAACTGAAATAGTTGATGATGAGTTTTTAAACAAAGTAGGTGGTGGAGCAAAAAAACTAAAACAATCAGATTTAAAAAGTTACAAATTACCAAAATTTTTAGATGCATCAATTACTGTTAAATTTGTTGAACAAAGAAGTACAACTGGTTTGAGTAAAATGTATGATTTTAAATCATTAACATAATGTCAAGTAGATACAAAAATAATGAAATAAAAAAACTTTCTGATGGTAGGAGAGTATATAGAAGTAAAGTATACCCAAACATACCATTAAGAGATGATGACAAGTATGTGGTAACCCAAACAGGTGATAGATTAGATACATTGGCTGCTCAGTACTACAACGACTCAACATTGTGGTGGATTATAGCATCTGCAAACAAAATACATAATGCATCTGTTGCATGTGATAGTGGAACAGTATTGAGGATACCTCAAAACTATATAGAAATTGAAAAAATATTTAACGAGTAATTATGTCATTTTCATATTTTTCAACACCTTTATCTTATATTAAAGATACTCTTGATAATAGAAAGAGTAATAATATCGAAGTGAGCAAACTTAATGCTTGGATTCGAGTAACTTCTGGTGTTGGAGATGGACTGGTTATCTTATCAAATCCATCACTTCCTTTATTTTACGCAGCAAACGCAATTTATGGTGGTATTGGTGCAGATTCAAGAGGAACTACTGGAGAAACTGCAACAGAGGGTGAGGGAGATGACCAAAAAGTAGTTATAACCGATATCAATGGAAAAGAAATACAATTCGAAGATGATAGGTGGGGTAGACCAAGACCAATTATTAGTGGACTGGATTTAAGTGAGGGTAATAATGGGTTATCTAAAAAAACAGAATTTCAAATTACTTGTTTTTCTCGAGCTCAAATGGAAGAAATACAAGCAAAATTTGGAGAACCGGGTCATCATGTTTTTATAGAATTTGGTATGAATACTGCTTTAGGTGTTAAAGGGTTGGTTGCACTAAATGATACGAAGAAAATAGTATCAATGAGGAATTTATCAGCAGTTCAAGAACAAAGATTAGCGGCAGAAGGACAATATGATAACTTCTTAGGAAGAATAACAGGTGGAGGGTTATCTATTGAGGCAGGAGAAAAATATGTTGTATCTATAAAACTAACAGGTGTAGGTGATTTAGCAGCATATCTTCAAGGACATAAAAGTGCAATTAAAGAAGGAGCAAAAGAAACAATAGGTGGTGAAAGTTTTTGGTGGGTACGAGGAACTATTAATGACCAAAAAAGACAATTTCAATATTTCTTTAATGAGCTACCATCTTATAATAGAACAGAAGAAATTAAAAACCTTGTAAATAACGAATATTACACACAACCATACAATTTTATTAACTTTGATGAAGAGTTAAGAGAAGATATGGGTGATGAAACTGTTGATAGTAAGATTCGTAATCCATCTGGAGAAAAAATTTTAGTACCTGGAAATGTTCCTTTGATTGGTGAAGAAAGATTTGTTAAATTAGATGTATTGTTTAGTACAATATTAGATAGAAGTGGAGTTCCTAAAATAGTTGATAAAGATGGTAACTTGGTTGAAGGAGGATTTAGATATCAAAAAATACCTGTCCGAGCACATAAACATATATTTAGTACAGATAATAGTAAACTACTTATTCCAAATAAACATATGCCAAACTTTGGATTCTGGTCTGTTTTAAAGGGTGAAGCACCACCAGACCCTACTAAAGAATCTGTAGAGATGGATTACTTTGGAGTAACATTTCCACAACCAAGTAAGTTTGACCCTCAAGCAGCTGGAGTTTTTAACGAACTAACAGAATTAGAGGCATATAATTGGGGATATCTTGAGGATTTATATGTAAATTTTGATTTTGCAAAAGGTATTTTAGATTCAAAAACTAATACAACATATGATGTATTTATACAGATACTAAATGGTTTAAACGCATCATCAAATAATTTTTGGCAATTCGAGGTTGAAAAACATAATTGTAATATCTATGATGGTCAAACTAAAACTTCAAAAGTTGTTGACCAATTAATAGTAGTTGATAAAGCAATGTCATGTCCATCACCAGCTGCACCACCATTGACATTATATTTATATGGTGAAAAATCTGTTTTTTTAGAAGCATCTTTAGATTCAAGTATAGGTGGAGCAATGATGGGAATGGTAACTATGGGAAAGGCTTCTCAAGGAGAAGTGAAGGTAAATGAGGATGGAAGTACAACCGCACCAAAAACAGGTAGAGGATTGTTTACAAATGAAGTTGATTGGATTGCTGCAGGTGTAAGTTATGAAAATAACGAGGGACTTGCTGCAGAAGAATCAGAAACAAGTGGTGGAGACGATAAAGAGAAAATAGCAGCAATGTATTCTCAGTTCAAAGATAGAGCAGGGGTATACCCAAAACTAATTAACAATAGTGCAGATGATTTAGATGCCAGAGGTTCTTGGAAAAAGTTAGGATTTTTTACATATGATGATTCTGATTTACTTAGAACATACCAATCAATAGATAATTCTAACTTAGCCGATAACCAAAAAGAACACAAGGTAGGACAAGCACTACTACCTATTAAATTTTCATTTACTATACATGGTTTAAGTGGGTGGAAACGAGGAGATAAATTCAAAGTAGTTGGGTTACCTCAAAGATATGACAATGGATTTTTCCAAGTTACGAGCATAAACCAACAAGTAGAAGGTATGCAATGGAAAACACAAATAGAGGGACAATTTAGAAATGTTTCATCATAATGGCTAGAAAACTAACAGACCCGAGAAACTATATACCAAAAGGATATCACAAAATGCCTAATGGTAAATTAATGTCTGATTTAGAACATCAAGGAGAACTACCTGGTACTAATAAATTAAAAAACCAATATAATTCTTTACTGAATAAAGCGCAACTTTATATCGATGGAAGTAAAATTGAACAATATGCTCCAAAACTTAGTGCAAAAGATTATCAACTTGGTGTCATAAAAAGATACTTTATACAAAAAGCAAATGATAAAAATTCACCTATATTTGAAATAGGTAAAAGAACTGCACCTAAGTATAGAGAAAATCCTTTATATAATTTAGCTGAAATCGATTGGGTAATTTCGGGTGAGGAAACAGAAAAAACTATTGGTGAAGTCAAACAAACGATATCACCAGAACAAATGAATAAACTTAGTATACAATCAGCATCAAAGGTAATTCCTAATTTATTTTTGTATCTTCCAAATTTACTCCAATACTTTAAGGGTAATACTGGTAATATTAAGTTAAGAAGTAGAAAATCAATCAGTAGTGCTGGAACAGTATCATCTGCTAGAGGTTCGAGTACTGGTGGTAGTTCATCGAGTGGAGGTGGTTCATCAAGTGGTGGTTCATCCGGCGGTGGTGGCGGTGGTGGATACTAAAATCTATAAAAATGACTGTACCTAAAGATGTTATAAAAGAAATAAAAGATATAATCACCCAAGAAGAATCCTTACATTCGGGTCAAAAAGAATCATATGTTTTTGTTATCAATAATAGATGGGATTATAGCCAGAATTCTATTAATGTAATAGATAAAAGAATAGAAGATAATTTAGAATATCTAAAAAGTAGAGTTCAGCAAAATAAACCAATATATTTTACTTGTATACACGAACTTATCGATGATATAAATTGTTTAGAATCTCTTAAAAACTCTATAAAAAAGTATAATCTTACTACCGCAAAAATCTGTCAAGCAACAATTTCAGAAGGAGAATGTTTAGTAAATCCATTAGTAAATTTCTTTATGTGGAGAGGTTTAGTAACAAGAAAAAATATAAGTTGGGATGATTCAGAAAAAAATCTCCAAAGAGTTTTCAGAAAAAAAGATTACTTTATAGGCAAAAGAATAAATCCTCATAGAAAATATAAATCAATATGTTCAATTAGAAAGAGAAATAGATGGAGAACATCTTTAATGAAACGAATGAATATTGATAATAGTATTATTAGATACGCAAAATGGCCTGAAAATGCAGATAATAAATTTGCAAATACCCTTTGGGAAAAATATGTTAAGAATTTTCCTACTATGCAAGAATTAATAAAAGAGTATGAACAATGCTATTTTTCTTTTATAATTGAAAGTTGTAATAACGAAGAAGGAACTATAGCACAATTATCAGAAAAAACTATAATAGGGTTAATAACAGGTACGATGCCAATTATTTTTGGTGATAATAATTTAATAAAAGATATGACAAAGGTAGGATTTTATACTTGGAATAATTACTTTGGGTACAAAGGAGATGAGTTAAAGCAATCTCAAGAAAAAATTGAACATTATTATGATGTTGTAAAAAAAGTAAAAAAACTATCTTTAGAAGAAACAAAAGAAATTTACAAGAATAATCTCGATAAAATCCAAAAAAATTATGACATTATTTCTGAATTATTATTTTTAAAAACAACTGAAAAGCACATAATCTAATATATATAAATATAAAATAAAGTTATGAGTTACTTATCACAAGAAGAGAAACAACAATTACAATTTGACTGGAGATACAAGGGAGTATCTATATTGAATCTACTAACAGAAAGTGAAGTAGATTCTTACGCTGAGGAGTTAGAACGAATCAGAATCCAAAGACAAGAGAACGATACAAAAGGTGAATGGGGTGAATATGACCCATATATGTATCCACATAAAGAATCAGAAAAACTTACAGATTTAATGAAACATCCTAAAATAGTAGAGGCGTGTGAATTTTTGATGGAAGGAAAAATATTTGGTGTACAAACTTGGGCATACTTTAAACCACCAGGTCAATTAGGAAGAGACCAACATCAAAATATATTTTATACACAATGTAATTCCAATGAAATAATCAATGTTTCTATTGCGTTTGATAATCACGACCCCAATAATGGTTCTGTTTGGTACTTAGAAGGTTCACATAGATTGGGTAGATTACCAATAGAAGTAGATGAAGAAAGAGTTGGTTCAAATCCAAAGAATTGGAAAAACGAAAGAGGTAAACCATGTATTTTACCAGAGGACCACAACTTTCCACATATAGCTGGTTATTTAAGAAAAGGACAGGTTGCGTTACTTCATTCAAATGTTATTCATGGTTCAGAACCAAATAACTCAAATAGATTCAGAAGGGCCTTTTTAACTGGTTATATCAAAGAGGGTTCAAACTTTGCATCGGGTAACCATATGAAGAGAGAACCAATCGATATAGGTTCAGCTAAAATTTCTTAAAAAAAGTTCCAAAAAAATTTGGAAATATCAATTATTTTTCGTATATTTACTATGTAAATAATTAATATATGAAAGTACTAATAAAACCTAAAGTAACAAAGCCTTGGTCTAAAGAAATGTATGATTACAATGACAAGGTAGCAGATATGATGAAAGCTGAAATCCGAATTAAGATAGAAAGTAACAAATGTGATTGGGATACCCTAAACGAACTAATGGAGCTGTGTGGTGGTATTAAATATGGGATGGGTTACGATGTAACTGATTTGTATGAAGGTTGTTTAGAAGAGTTAGAGAATGTTCAAAACTACTGGTTAAGAGATGAATATCCATATCAAGTTGATAAAGGATTAGTAAAAGATGTAGGATATGAATTTATAGGATATTAAGTAAAAAAAGTACGAAAAAATTTGGAAATGTCAAAAATTTTTCGTATATTTACTATGTAAATGATTAATAATTAAACCTTAAAAGTATGAGTAAAAAATTTAAATTTTCAATCCAAGGAACAGAGTTCCAACTTCCTATTTCTCAAGTTCAAGTAGACACTTATAGTGACACTAAAGAGAAATATATCTATATGAACGCTAAATCAGCCGCTTCAGTAATCAAACAATTTGTTAAGAAAAATTATCCAAACTTAAAAGTTTGGTCTAAATCCTCTGTATATAGTGGAGGTTCTTCGGTTGATGTTGATGTATGTAATTCAGATGGTTCTTCAGTTGATGAATCAATATTTGAAAATATCTCAAAATGGAAATCTATCTTACAAGGTGGTTCTTTTGATGGTATGTATGATATCTACAATTACAGAGAAGATTCACCAGCTACTGATAATGGAACTCCTCTAAAGTATTTCCCTTCTTATGTTTTTATAAATAACAAACCTAAATGGGGTTCACCTGAGTATTGGTTGAATCAATGGAACGAATTGAAAGATAACTATGTTAATTCTAATGACTTTCTAAATCAGAATAAAACTTATATGACTAATAAAGAGTTTGAAAAAGTATCTAATTTAAACCTTGTATAATATGAGATTAGGATATAAAAAATTTAAAGAAATAAAAAAATGGTATGGTTCTTCCGATTTTGAAATCGGATATGAATCAGATGGCTTATCAATAAGATTTGGTTATTGGAGGTCGATTGATTTAGATGAATTGAAAAAACTTTTACCAGATTATTTAACAGTTACAGAAAATCTTGTAGATGATGACGATGATTGTGGTAGATTATACGATTATACGATTTCTGATAAAAGATTTGGGTGATAACACTAATAACATATACAGATGAGTTCGAAGAAGGGGCTATATGGGATTCTATAGAGCTATGTGATGATTTAGATTATAGAGAAACATTCGTTGATTCTGTGCAGTTAAATCCAAAAGATATTTATATAATACCTCAAGAACGAAAAAAAGTTGCATCTTTTCATTGGAACGAATTAAAATATTTTTTTGATTTATATAGAAATGGTAAAAAACCAAGACCAATTTGGGTTCGTGAATTCAAGGATGGGTATCAAATATTAGATGGTCATCATAGATTAACAGTAGCAAGATTATTAAGATTAGATAAAATTGATGTATGTGTTGTACCCAAAGATAAGATAAAATATCTATATGACCCAACACCAGAACAATATGATGAGTTATTACGAAATAATGGATATCTTAAATCAGATGAAAAATATGCTACAGAAAATTTGGATAATTAAAATATTTTTCGTATATTGATGAAAAACTTTAGAAATTGGGAATTGATGGATTATATTGCCTGGTCTTTAATATTGGTAATGATTGTCCTATATATAAAATTAATATTTGATTGATAGTAGAAAGTAACATAGAGAAAGAACAATTCTTAGAATATTGGAGTAACGAAGAATCAATAGTTATTCCTATTTGGGAAGATTTAGAAAGACATCCAATGACTTGTGATGTGTCTTTTTTGTATGTAAGATTCCAAAACTTGGATTTTGTACTTCCATTTAATCACAATGATTGTGAACCCATAGAAATAGATTTATCCAAATCAAAACAATCAAAGTGGGTTTGGAATAAAAAGGCATTACTACAAACTGATTTAAAAATACAAAATCAAAAAGATATACAAACCTCCCTTTTCTTTAATGAAAATAAATTATATCCTTTTGGTGAGAAATTAGAGGTTCTAACGAACTTTTACCACCGATTGGGTATGAGGGATGGTTTAGGTAAATCAATCCCTATAATGAAGTTTATGGAAGTATTAGGAGATATGTCTAACGATTTCGGTAAACTTTCTCCTACCTTTGATTGGATTG